CGTTTACAACGCCAACCTTTTCTAATATATTCATTTTTAGGTAAAAGTCTCCATATTTAACCATGTTTCTAATCCATGGCCAAAGATTGAACTCTATATTTAAGACATCGTAAAATAAATTATCTAATATCTTTTTTATCTCTTCTTTTTCAGAGTTTATTTTGAGTACGTCTCCAAACTCATTTTTTATTGTTGACTCATCTGAATATATGTCTAGTGCAGATGAAATGATAGAGTCTGTGTCCATTGATTCGTATTCGCTAAATAATTCTAACCTTAACTGCGCAAATGCATTAGACGGATTGTAAACGCTATCTCTCCCTCTACTCATGTGAATTCTGTTGAATCTATCGACCAGTGAATTTGAAGCTAAATTTCCAGTTGATTGAAGTCTAGACGGATCTACGACCTTTAAACTGTTATCACCTATCTTTCTAACTATTGTAGAAGTTGAAAAAGCTTTTTTTAATCTTCCAAAAAATGTTTTATCTGCCATAATATTCCTCTGTGTAACCTATTTAATTAGCCAAGTTAAATCTTCGTCTTTTCCACCGCCTAATCGCTGCTTCCAAGGGTTTGAGTTTAATCCTGTGTTGGTGTATATTCCACCAGCTGATTTTCCTATTTTGTTAAGTGCCAGCTTATCTAGCTCTATTCCTTGTTGTTTAAGTTTTAGGGCAGTATCACGTACCCACATTCCAATTGAAAAAGCCATGACCAAGTCATCATTATACCCTCTTTGAGCCTCGGCTTTGCTTCCATTCCAAACAAAAACTCTTAGCTCTTGCAACAATCTATTTGACCTGATTGTACACGCTTTTTCTCTTAAATAAATATCAAGTTTAGAGATTAAAAGTGGCCTAGTTTTAGCTGATGTTGTAAAACCTGGCGTCATTTGTGACTTATCCTTTAAATCATAACCTTTAGTTAACTGTGTTGTGGCGTCTGTAACGCCGTCTTGTTTATATGTATAATATAAGTTCTTGTAGTTTCTATCTATTGCGCTCTGTATCGCACCAAATCCTACACTGGCATTTTCAATAACCAGTAAGGCATCATTATATTCTGTAGCAACTCCTACTAACATGTTACCAAAATCTTTGGGTGTAAGCTGTCCTCTATATTCTGCTACCTGTGATACGTTTTCTACGTCTAACACGTGAAAAGTAGAGTAATCACTACCATCTCCTCTAGCAACATCGGCCACTACCATGTAGTCTTTACTATAATCACAAGCTTCCCATATCCAATAGTTTCCATCAAAGCCTCTCTTTTCTTTTGGCTCTTGTTGATAAGTATCCTTGTACCATTCTAGTAAAGTTCCGTCTACAACACTATTACCAGAAGATATAAAGTCGCAATCACATTCTTGGGCTGCTAGTTTTGGTCCTAATAATTCGTCTTGGTCCTCTCGCCATTTCTTATCTCTTTCTGGATGAACCGACCAGTGAAGTCTTATGGTATTAAACGTGTTGGCTCCTTCTTCTGCCTTTACCCATGTTTTATGGAAAAAGTTACCTATCCCGTTTGGAGTAGAAAGAATTATTGCCTTACCTCCAGTTGCAAGTGTTTGTTGAGAGGATGCCCATATTTCTTCTATACCTTTAATAAACGCTGCTTCGTCTATTATTAGTAGTGATAAGGCTTCAGATCTACCTGCATCGCCAGAGCTAGAAACAGCCTTTATTTGTGAGCCATTTTTGAATCTTAAAGAAAGTTTATTGTCTTCTACTGTAGTTCCCTTTAGCCAACTAGGTAAATAGTTGTGCATTTCTCTAACTTTAGTTACCAGGTTTTTTGCAACCTCTTGTTTTGTTGCAATTACAAGTACGTTTTTGTCTTGTTGAAAGAGCATCATCCATAAAGAATATCCTGCCGATATTGTAGATATACCCAGCTGTCTAGACTTAAGTATTATATTATATTCGTGATGTTGAAATTGTTCTAGAGAACGTTCTTGAAACTTGTATAGATTAAATGGAATTCTTCCCCTAGTTGGATGTTGTATCTGGCAGTACTTTTTCATAAAGTACACTGGATCTTGTGCACACTTTACATACTCATCTTTAATTATATGTTTAAGAGACTTAGTCTTCTTCATATATATAAATATATTTTCGAGACAATTTTAGTAAGTTATTTCTTTCTCTTTTCAAAAGAACGACCACCAAAATATGCACCTATTACAGTAATAAGAACCAGTTGTAAAAGATCTGTCCATTTCTCTTCAACCTCAAATGCAATTGTACCTGCGTCTATAAATATCATAAGAACAGTACATACCACTAAAAATATAAGTACCAAAGGTCTTACGTTTTTAGATAACCAAGAATCACTGTTCATATCTGCTTTCCAGCGATCAGTAATATTCTTTTCCATCTCAATTTCATATTGAGCAATAAGTTCTTTAATTTTTTGTTCTGCTTCTAGTTTTTCTTCTTTAGAAGTATGTAGGTTATCTATTACACCACCTACATTTTTAACTAGTTCGCCTGCGCCACCTGAAAATAAATTTCCTAATATACTCATAACTATTCTCCGTTTTTAATATTCAAATGGAGGTGTACCGTATTTGTCTTTATCTATACCGTACCATTTACCTTTATCAAAGTAATAGAACCATCCATATTTTTCGTCTACAACTACTCTGAATTTTTTAGGTAGTTTGACTCTTTCTTTTCTTGCTCTTGCAATATATTTTAATACTGGCACTCCATCGTCCCAAGTTTTATTTGTTGATTGGGCTTCAGCTGTTCCACCACCAGTTGCCATGTAAACTTTTCCACCTATGTCGTTTGCTAGTGTATCGATTGGACCAGCAGTAGGCTTAACTTCATTTATTGATTCGTTCTTTTTCTTTTTGCCTTTTTTACCTTTGGCCTTATATCCTCTAGCAAATGCAGCTCTTCGTTGAGCATCTGATGCAAATCCTTCATTCTTATCTTCATCTAAATCTACTGGCTCTATTTTTAGGGCAGCATTAAAATCAGACTCTGCCTTTTGTACTTTTTTGTGGAGGTCAATTAAGGCCTTTTTTAAGGCTTCTTTCTTTTTTGGGTCTTTTTCACCAACAAACTTTTTTCTTAAGTCTTGTTGTTTTAGCTGTATTGTTCTATATGCTTCAACGGCCTTTGAAAATCTTCTAGTTATTGAAGCCTCATTGATTGCAGCTTCTACCTCTTCTTTAAGTATCTCTTTGAATCTTTCTATATTCATGCTTAATCCCAAAAAATCATTTTAGTAATTATACCTACGAGAGCAATCCATATTGTCCAAAGAGTTCTTTGAGCACCTTTTCTAAATTCAGTGTTTCTATTTACTCTAGCCACTGTTCCGTCATCTGGATTAAGTAACTTTTTCTTTATCATTGTAATATCTTCTTGCATTGAAGATACGCCCTCTTTAACGTGAGAAAGGTCTTGTTTGACAAGCTTAATTTCGTTGTGTAAGTCTGTATTTGTTAATCTAGCCATCTGTCCCCTAAACAATATAATCTGATAATAAATATAGTGTTATTGTTTGTTATTTAACTTTTCTAATTGAGAAGTTAAATCTTCTTTAATTTTTTTAACGTTTTCATTTACCGTTTTTTCTATTTCTACCTTGTTTTGTCTTGACCAGTCTTCTATTTTACCTGTTTCAGTAATGTATCCTTTGCGGTTTGTCTCCTCAATAAAATCTTTAGCAACATCGCTAAGGTCTTTTATCCAATCCTTAACGTTGCCTTCCTTTATTTTTTTAGCGTACTCTACATATTTGCCCTTTATTTTTAATTCTGTCTCTAAAGATATTCTACAGTTTGAGCACTCACCGTATAATTTCCAAAACAATTTATCCAATTGTCCCTTCATGTGTTTTTTCTTACATTTTGGGCAAAACAAAGGCATTATTGCACTGCTTCTAGCTTTATCTAATTTTGTTACCGATTGAGTTATTCCGTTTTTTATGGTCCAAGTTTTTCCACCTTCTTCCCAAACATCTCCTTCTTTGTGGTCTTTACTATTTTTACCGTAACCTACCTGTATTTTTGTTTTGTCTCCAAATTTTTTAGTAACTAAGTTTCTCATTCTTTGAACTTTGTGTTCTGGAATAAATTTTTTCATAACCTTTTCTCCTTAAAATGTCATCATACCAGCTATTTGATTGACTGGCGCAAATGCTCCTGTTAATTTGTATGTATTTCCTTTATATATAAAAACTAGACCTTCGCTAGGAATAATGGTCTTGAATCCGCCGATTGCAGCTATCTTTTTTAGCTGTTGAGTCATTCTATTTAATTTTTTGAGATCTCCACCCTTTCTAACATCACTAATAGCTTTTGCAACCTGCTTTCTTACATTTTGAATTGCTTTGTCAGGGTTTGCAGCTAAAAAGCCTTCTACGTTTTTTAGAACCTCTGCTCCTAGTTCAAAGAATAAAGTTTCAAATGGTAACATATTTTCTTTTACTTGGTCTGCGTGTTTTAATTTATCAAACTCTTTTGCTTTTTTTAGAACGTCTTCATCAGTTATGTTTTTCTTGTCTAGTCTAAATGATTTGTCAAAAAATGCCCAACGTTTAACCAGACCCATTTTAATTGTATTATCTACATTCCCTATTTTTTTAGCTACAAAATCTTCCCACCACGCTTGGTGATATTCTGCAAATGTAGAAGTATCTTTCATATTGTATTTTTTCATTAGTTTATTTAACTTCGAAACAAAATAAGGTTTTTTTGCTGAATAATCTTGATTTGGCTTCATCTTAAGAATCTTAGGGCCAATAATAGAGAAATTCTTTTGTACTCTCTGATTAACTTGTGCTATCATACCTGCTAGTATTCTTGCTCCGTCTTTAACTGCA